TTAAAAATTTTCTGCCGAGGCGGGTTCGAAGCGAGTTTCGAATGGCGCGCTCAGGTGCGCGCGCGCCTCGGCGAAGATCGCCGCGACGTCGCCGCGCGCCAGGCGCTTGCTGTCTGACAGCACCCGACGCCAGCCGCGCGCGCCATGCACGCCGCGGTAGAGGCCGAGCGCGTGGCGCACGATCGCGCCCAGGTAGTTGCCGCGCGCGACTTCGTCGATGCAATAGGCGATCAGCCGATCCTCGATTTCCTCGCGCGTCGGCGCCGGGCCGGCTGCGCCGTAGAAACGCGCGTCGACCTCGGCCAGCACGAAGGGGTTGTGATAGGCCTCGCGGCCCAGCATCACGCCGTCGACGTGCTGCAGGTGCGTCTCGACTTCGTCCAGCGTGGTGATGCCGCCATTGATGAGGATCTCGAGATCGGGGAAATCCTGCTTGAGGCGGTAGGCATAGTCGTACTTGAGCGGCGGGATCTCGCGGTTTTCCTTCGGCGAGAGCCCCTTCAGGATCGCGTTGCGCGCGTGGACGATGAACACCTCGCAGCCTGCCTCGGCGACCGTACCGACGAAATCGCGCACGAACGCGTAATCCTCAACCGCGTCGACGCCGATCCGGTGCTTGACCGTCACCGGGATCGACACGGCGTCGCGCATCGCCTTCACGCAATCGGCCACCAGCGCCGGTTCGTTCATCAGACAGGCGCCGAACGCGCCGCGCTGCACGCGCTCGGAAGGGCAGCCGCAGTTGAGGTTGATCTCGTCGTAGCCCCAGTTCTCGCCGAGCCGGGCCGATTTCGCCAGGTCCTCGGGTTCGCTGCCGCCCAATTGCAGGGCGACCGGCGCTTCCTCGGGCGTGAACGCGAGATGGCGCGCGACGTCGCCGTGCAGCAGGGCGCCGGTCGTCACCATTTCGGTATAGAGCCAGGTATGGCGCGAAATCGACCGGTGCAGCGACCGGCAATGACGGTCGGTCCAATCCATCATCGGTGCAACGGAAATCCGGCGACCCGTTGATTTCTTTGATTTTTCCTGAAGAATCATAGTGTTGTGACCATTTTAAATCTGTCCCTTTTCCTACTCTTGCCGGCCGATTTCGACTGTTTTTGCACCTCGGTGCTACAATGTAGCACCACAAAACAGGAATGTAGCACCGGGCAAATGGGCACGATCGTACCGAGAAAACGAAAGGACGGAAGTATAGGCTACACCGCTCAGATCCGTTTGAAAGTTAAGGGAAAAGTGGTCCATACCGAGGCCAAGACGTTCGACCGCGAGCCGGCCGCGTCGGCCTGGATCAAGAAGCGCGAGCGAGAGCTATCTCAGCCAGGGGCTATCGAGGGGGCGAAGCGGGAAGATCCGACGCTGGGCGAGGTGATCGCGCGTTATATCCGCGAGGACAAACGCGGCATCGGGCGCACGAAAAAACAGGTGCTGGAAACGATTCGTGGCAAGGACATTGCCGAGCGGCCGTGCTCGGAACTGCGGAGCGCGGACTATATACAGTTTGCCCGGTCGCTCGACGTGCAGCCGCAGACCGTCGGAAACTATATGTCGCACCTGGGCGCGATTGTCCGGATCGCTCGGCCAGCATGGGGGTATCCGCTGGCGGAAAGCGAGTTCGATGACGCCATGGTGGTCGGGAAGCGGCTGGGCCTAACGGGGAAATCAGTGGCTCGGGATCGCCGGCCGACGCCGGACGAGCTAAATCGGATCTTGGAGTATTACACCGAGATGGCGAAGCGGGAGCGCGCTGAACTGCCGATGCGCGAGCTTATTGTGTTCGCGCTCTTTTCGACCCGCCGACAGGAGGAAATCACGACGATCCGCGTCGAGGATTTCGAGGGCGATCGGGTGCTTGTGCGAGATATGAAGCACCCTGGCCAGAAGAAAGGAAATGACACGTGGTGCGATGTGCCGCCCGAAGCGGCGCGAGTGATTGAGGCGGTGCGGCCGAAGTCAGGGCCGATCTTTCCCTACAATCATCGATCGATCAGCGCCAGTTTCACCAAGGCTTGCGCCTTTCTCTCGATTGACGACCTGCATTTTCATGACCTCCGGCACGAGGGGGCATCGCGGCTGTTCGAAATGGGGTTGAACATCCCTCACGTCGCGGCTGTCACTGGTCATCGGAGCTGGTCATCCCTGAAGCGCTACACCCACCTGCGCCACGTGGGCGACAGGTGGGCGGGGTGGGCATGGCTTGACCGATTGGCGCCGCTTCAGGAACAAAGCTGATTGCATTCCTTGACGGCGGCAGCACGACGCTGGTCGATGTAGGCAGCAAGGTCGGCCACGTGCATCCCCTTGGCGGCCTTCTGCGATCCTTCGATTCGGACCAGGGGGAGGGCGATCTCCCCAGCGTTTATCTTGCGCTGCAGCTTCTCCGGCGTCAGGTGGGAGAAGTAGTCCCGGCACACGAGTTCAATCGGGATAACAGCGGCGGCGCCGTACTGCGCCATGAGCAGAAAAATTGTCGTCATGCGCGTTGACCCTCCTTGGAAGCACGGTCGACTTGCTCGACCTCGACCAGCGCGTTGTGTGCGGCATCCGTATGTACTCGCGACTCGGTAGGCCCGCCGTCCTGCGGCGCGAACGCTGCATGGCGTTCGTTGACCAGGTCGCTGATAGCCTCGGCCAGCGTCTCGTCCCGCATGTGAGGGTGGATTGTGTGTGCCAGCAACTCGAACAGCGCGGCGCCGACGTTAGCTAGACCCGCGATCGTCCGCCGATTGCTCGGTTCGAAATCTAAGTCGCCGTCGTAGACCGCATGGAAGTGGTCGATTGCCTTCGTCGCGTGAAGATAGCGCTCTGCCTGGCCCATCAGATCCGAGCAGTCGATGTGGGCGGCACGTAGGCGCTTCACGGACGCGACTACGATTTCGCGTGCCTTGGCGATGTGTGCTGCGTGGAGGGCTTGATCAATCATGTCGGGTTCTTTGGGCGGTGGAATTGGGAAGAGAGCGGGCGAGTTGCATGAGGCCAGTTTCGAGCGTGATGCCGGCGGTTGCCGCCCAGGTGCGGGCTTCCTGCGCGGCTTTGTGGCGGGCGAATGAACCGATCTCGTCGGCCATCAGATCCAGCAGCTCGACGTCGGCCGCGTGCGAGACCTCGGCGATCAGCGTGCGTATCTCGATGCGAAGGGCATCGAGCCGCGCGAGCCGGCCTTGGCGGGCATCCGCCAAGGCTTCGTTTGTCTGGATAGGTTTGCGCCGCGCGAGCGGCGCCTTCCCTTTCTGGATTGCTTTTGCGGGCGAAAGCCTGCTGCTGTCCGTCTGCATCGACGTCCCGTTGACGCTTACGAGCGCGATAGCCGGGTGCTTCGTCGCGCGTTCCCGCTTGCGCGGCAGCGGACGTGGGGTAGAGGGGGCCGGGCGAGGCATCAGAAGGCTCCCGTAGAGATCGTGTACTTGGCTGCCAACTCAGGCGTCCAGTCCGGATCAGGCATCGTGTACAGCTTGTCGAGCCATGCGTTGACGGCGGCTGCGGCCTTTGATTTCGCGCGCTCGCCATGGCGCATGAGGTTGGTCAAGTCGGATACAGCGGCACGGAGCGCCTGACCACGTGTCGGATATATTCCCGGCGTATCCCGAACTGAGGGAAATGGGCTGGCAAAGCCGTAGGTCGGGGCAATGTTCATCTCGAAGGAATAGATCCACGCGCCTTCTTCCGGCTGTGCCAGATAAATGCTGGCAGGCACCGCGCTGGAACTGACGAGCTTCGGGGCGCGGATCTTCTCGCAGTCCGTGAACACACCTTCGTGATTGGGCGAATGGATAGGGTGTTTTTTCGCCCTGACTACCGGGTCGAGCAGTTCCTCTAAGCCCTCTAATGAGCGATGTACACCCTCGATCGTGCCGGGCGATAGTTGGCCAAAGCCAGGATCATGCAGCACTGCTTGCAGCGCGAGCAAAAGTTGCTTTGCCTTGTGCTCGCTAATCTTGGTGGGCGTGCTCGATCGTGAAGCGGCTTGCTCCGGCATCGGCGATTGCTTATGCCGCTGATTGGCGTGGGACGCGGCGGGCTGTTGGGTGTCTGGCGATGCGTCGAGGTGTTTCTTCGTCACGCGAACCTTGCCGGACTCCGCCGCCTTCGCCGCACCCTTCTGCAGTAGATCGAGCGCCTTGTCGGCCCCGTGCTCGCGAATCTGCTCGATCGCCAGCGTGCCGGCGACGGCGCCATCGCGAACCATCTGGTGCAGTTCAACCGGGGCGCGTTCGAGCAAGCCGACGTCGCGGATGGTTTGGTCCGTGACGTTCAAGCGCTTGCAGATCGCCGCGAGCGTCATGCCGTGAATGTCCCGCAACTCGGCGACGACGCCCGCCAGTTCGAGAGGCGACGAGCGCTTGCTGTCGTTGCTGAGATAGCCGTCGATGACCATTTCGGCGCGGCTGACCGTCTTGGCGTCGCGCACGACAACAGGGATCTTGCCGACATCCTTGCCCGCCTCGATGGCCCTCCCGGCCGCGAGGTAGCGGTGCTGCCCCTTGTACACGTAGAGCAAATCCTTGCCGTCGACCTTTCGCGCGTAGCAATGCAGCGGCGAACCCTTGTCGTAGCCGTTTTCGACGATCAGCGCGGTGAGGTGAGCAACCCACTCAGGATCGACCGGGCGGATGTTGTCGGCAGGGTCATAGTGAAGTTGACCGTAAGGCACCATCCAGAGGTCTGCCGACGTCGCGCCGGCTGCCGCCGCGGCTGCTTTCGTGTTGCCGGTGGGGATCGGCGCAATGAGGTCGAGGTGGCGCGTCCGTTCGTCCATCACGCAGTCTCCGTGGCCGTCTGACGTTGACCGTTGCCGCGCTTCTTCGCCTTGCGGATTGCCATCGACGCCGTCTTGGCCGCTGCGCGCTTCTTGTCACGCAGCCGCTTTACCGCCTGGGCGCAGTCGTCTTCGCTCGGGATCGAAATCTGAGTGCCGGCGATGTCTCCTTCGTCGAGGATCAAATACAGCGTGTGTAGGCTGTCGATGATGGGGCGACGGCCGACGACATATTTGCCGACAAGGATCGGCGTGGATGGGCGTTTGGCATTGCGGTCATAACGCACAACGCTTCGCAATGAGAGGGTGTCCCGGCGATCAGCGTCGAAGAGGGGCGCAGCTTTGAGTTTGATTCGCGACATGGTTGTGTCTCCATGGCGCCGGGGGCGGTTACCCCGGCATGTGCGGGGTGGTTAGGCGGTGAGGCGATGTGCGGTCGGCTGCGCTTCGATCGGGGCGTCTTGCAGCAGATTTGCAACGATGATCAAAAGCACGGCCACGATCGTTGCGCGGACGATCGTCGACTTCTCAAAGGTAATTCGGCGTGCGGCTTCGGACTGCACCACGCGCGGTGCTTGTTCGTTATCGAGCCAATCGTGGCGCGCGTCCGTATGCGAGTCAGTCAGTTTCACGGTCAGTCTCCGGTTGGGCGTCAGGCGACGCGATGACCGGAATTAAACATCATGTTTAGTTTCAATGCAAACGCTATGTTTAATCTGTGGGCGTGCACTCGCTACCCGCGTTTACGCGGCGACAGCGGGTCAGTGGCTCAAAGTGACTTTTCTATGTATGAGTCGAGCGCCAGTGATGCCAGTTCCTGGCACCACGAGAGGACGGCGAGAAGGTGCGTTGTATCGAGGACGGGGCGCGAGGCGATTACCTTGCCGGCCCGGGTGATGGAAAAGCGAATGTCGGTGACGACGTCTGATTCGTCCGGGATCGAGGTACGGCGTGGTTTCCTGCCTGCTCGATATGCTGCTAAATCGACGACCTTAGCGCGTCGATCCCCGTTTTTGTACTTCATTGTGTGGCTGGCCCTCGGGCATCATCGCAGCGCGTATTGCGCTACGTGAGCGTTTTGCAAACGCCGCCGCAGTCGCGTTGGATGTCCCTGCTGCAAGCATGCCTTCCAGTGCCGTCATGAGTTCGGGCGAGACCTGGTTATTCGTCGTGGCTTCGGTGAAAGCAGCGACAAACGCTTTTGCTCGTTCTTGTATCGCGGGGGTCGGCGCCGGCAGCGGCTTCGATTTCTGTTGATCCGTCTGATCTTTTGAAATCTTACCGCCGCGTAAACTTTCTTTCAGTCCGCCTGCGTCAACCATTTCTCCTTCGCCAGTCCGAAGCCATTCCGCCCGGCAGCCAAGCGCGGACGCGGCTTTCAACGCACCGGCCGCCGACATGCCGCGTCGCTCCCAATTGTTCAGCAATTGAGGTGATTCGTTCAGTAGACGCGCGACGTTGGCCGGGCCTTCGACGTCCCGGAGTTGTTTAGCGGCCGCGTAGAGACGCTGGGCCGTTTCGTGAATGGCTCGCATGGACCACATGGTCTGCGATGTAAACGCCTTGTTGTTAAACGCTGTGTTTGCGTTTGATATAAACATAGTGTTTAATGTCGCCTTATGGACAAATCTGCTCACATCAACGCGGACCGACAGGCAATCGAGCGTTTGGGCGGCCCGGCCAGGGTCGCCGAACTGCTTGGATACGAGAAAAGCCATGGCGGTACTCAGCGCGTCTGCAACTGGCTCGTGCGAGGCATCCCTGCTGCGGTGAAGGTCGAGCGGCCTGACCTGTTTATGCCGGACATCGCCAGTTCGCATCGTATGACGCCTGTTCAGGGCACGACAGCATGAAAACCTACCTGTCCCAACATCAAACATGACCTGCCGATACGACAGCACGGAATGGCTGGACGTGCTCTACACGTCCGTGCGCAATACGCCGGGTGGCGTCGCTGACGCCGCGAATCACCTCACGAATCGACGCGGAAAGAACATCACGCCCGAGTCGCTGCGCCTGCGTCTGCGTGGCGTCGGCGACAGCCGGCTCTCGATGGAGATGTTCGAGCTGCTGGTCGAGTGGATGCAGGAAAAAGCCGAGGCGAGCGCGCACGCGCTCGACGCCTTGCACGCTTTGAATGCGCGGTTCGGTCTGGTCGCTGAGGCAGTCGACGAGCAGGGCGTGGACGACGCGGGCGAGGGCAGTGCGATGCGGCTGGTATCGACTGCCCTGAGCCTGCAAGCGCACGTCGGGCTCGTGGCCGACGATGTCTCGCGCGCCCTTGTTGATCGTCGTATCGACGACAACGATGCGGAGAAGATCATCGCGACGGGGCGGAAGGGACAGCGTCTGTTCCAGCGCCTGATTCATGCCGCTCGCAACCTCGCAGCCCGACGTCGCCGCCGCCATGGATCGAATTGAACCGGGTATGGGCTGCTGTCGCGTGGCGCGGGAGCGCGTCGGCCTGTCCTGCGATCGTGGACAGCAACTCGCTTGCGGCAGGGCCGCGTTGGCCTGTCGCCTCGACCGGGCACCCGAGGACACGGGCCGTCTGTTCAAGTCGCTGATGTCGACGTTCCCTGACCGCCTCGCGATGTTTGCCGACGAGGCAATCCAGGCCGGCCGCGTCGGTGCCTTTGTGCGCGTCGCCGCACGCGTGTGCGCCGCGCTTCCCACCAAAGCGGAACGCCATTCGTTCCGTGATCAGTTCGCCGGTTGCATCACGGCGGATGACCTGTCCGCGTTCGATACCCAGATGGCCGCCGAGTGGCGCCGCCTGCGCGGCAAATAACCGGAGACACATGTGGACGTGAACGGAACCAGTAGCGCATTGCGTCGCGGCGCATCGCAGTACAGCCGCTCGCCGAGTGGGCGGCATTGCTATGCCGCCGGCCGGGCAGCGTGGCGCAGCTTCTCTCACAAGGTCGCACGCGACCGTCGCCTCGACGAGCTGGATGCGGCCCGACGCACGGGCTAACGGGGCACTGCTCAACGAATTGTGATCTGGCCGCGACACGCGGCCAAAGTAACTTTGAACGAGGGAATTATCGTATGGCGACACTGGACCAGATTATTCAGCAATTGCGTGCGGCGGGTCATCCCGACCTGCCTGCCGGCCATCCCGTCGCGGACGGTAAGCATCACCGGTACGGGCCGCGCAAAAAATACTGGTATCAGCTTCGAGAGATCGTCAGCAAGGGTGCGGTAATTGGCTACGGCGGTACGTTTGGTCATTTCTCGGGCGACGATCCGGGCTCCGAGCGATTCGAGTGGAGCGGTGCGCCGATGAGTGAGGAAGTGCTCGCTGAGACCCGACGCCGGCAGGAAGCCGCCGACCGCGAGCAGGCCGAGCGTGACGCGCGTCAGGCGAAGCTCGCCGCGAACCGCGCGCACGATCAGTGGAGCCGTGCGGCGGAGTGGGGCGAGTCCGGCTATCTTGACCGCAAACATATAACGGCCGAAGGCGTACGTTTCGACGCGGACGGCACGATGTTCGTGCCGATGTACCAGTACGGCGACGATGCTCGGCTCGTCGGCCTGCAGAAGATCACCCCGGACGGCGCGAAACGCTTCAACAAAGGCATGGAAAAGAAGGGCGCATCGTATCTGCTCGGCGAGGTTGGCGCAGACGACCAGATCGTGCTGGTCGCCGAAGGCTACGCGACCGCGCGCTCGATCCGCATGGCAATCGACGAGGCGTTCGCAGTGAATGTCTGCTTCGACGCGGGCGGCATTCTCCCGGCAGTGCGTTACCTGCGTGCGACGTATCCGGACGTGCATGTGCTGGTCTGCGCCGACGACGACTGGAAGATCGAGCAGCGCATGCGCGACTGGCTCGCCGACGAGTTCGCTTTCCGGGGTGAACTGGTGTTCGGTGCCGATCCCGTGCGGATCGAGGCGAAGAACACGTGGTACATGGTCGCTGTGTCGCGCCGTCGTGACGACAATGGCGTGCCGTATGTTGAGGCGAGCTACGGGAACGACGTGATGCCGTTGCGCCGCAAGCGCTTCGAGAACACGGGCCTGAAGCGTGCATACGAGGCGGCAGCGACGGTCGCCGACGTCAGCGTCGTCTATCCGGCATTCGCCAATCGAGGCGAGCGCAAGCTGACCGACTTCAACGACCTGCACGTCGAAGAGGGCATCAACCCTGTCCAGGCGCAGGTGCAGTCGGCAATCTTGCGCGTCATCGCGCCAGCGAACGAAGAGATCCGGCCGGCGATGGCTGTAGTGTCGACCGCGGCCGCCACGCCGGAGAAACCCGCCGCGACGTCCGCTGCCGCGAAACAGCCGAAATGGGATGGCCGCGAGGCAGAGAACGGCGCACACACGTGGGAGCAGGAGCTGACGCGATCGGACAAGGGCCGGCTGCTGCCGACGCTCGGGAACGTCCATTTGATCCTGTCGAACCACAAGGCGTGGCAGGGCGTGATCGAGCAGGACGACTTCGGTGGTCGCGTGATGAAGCGCAAAGCGCCGCCGTTTCCGCAAGGCGTCACGGGCGAGTGGACCGACATGGACGACCAGCGCACGGTTCTCTGGCTATCTCAACGGTACGGCCTCGACACACGCACCGATATCGTGATGAACGCGGTCCTGTTGGTGGCGGATACGACCCACTTCCATGATGTCCGCGAATACCTCGAACGGCTGAAATGGGACGGCGTGTCTCGCGTGCGATCAATGCCGTCGACGTATCTACGCGTGGCCGACAGCGAGTATGTGCGGCTCGCGTTCATGAAGTGGATGATCGCGGCCGTCGCGCGCGTGATGGAGCCGGGCTGCAAGGTCGACAACGTCTTGATCCTCGAAGGCAAGCAGGGGCATCGCAAGTCAACGGCGCTGAAGGTGCTGGCCGGCGCTCCGTGGTTCACCGATACGCCGATCCAGATCGGCAACAAAGACACGTACGCGGTGCTGGCCGGGAAGTGGGTGATCGAGCTGGCCGAGCTGGACTCGTTGAACAAGGCTGACTCGTCGGCGGTGAAGAGCTTCTTCGCGACGGCCGTCGATCGGTTCCGCAACTTCTACGGCAAGCGGGCGACCGACGTTCCGCGTCAATGCGTGTTCGCCGGCTCGGTCAACTTTGACACGTACCTGAAAGACGAGTCGGGCAACCGGCGTTACTGGCCGCTGCGCGTCGGTGGTCTGGTCGACATCGACGGCATTGTGGCCGTTCGTGAACAGCTCTGGGCGGAAGCCGTGCACCTGTATCGCTCGGGCGTCGTGTGGCACGTGGAGGAGCATGAGCGCCCGCTGTTCGAGATCGAGCAAGCCGAGCGCTACGAGGGCGACGTGTACGAGGACAAGATCGCCAAGGCCCTGGAATACGTGCCGCGCACGACGATGGAAGAAATTCTCGCAGACATCCTGAAGCTCGATACGTCGAAGTGGACGCTCGCGGAGCAGCGCCGCATCGGCAAGGCATTGAAGTCGCTCGGATGGGTGCGCAAGCGCGAGTCGACCGGATCGCGCGGTTGGTACTACGTGAAGGAAGAGCACGAGCCGGAAGTGGAGCGCGAACTGGTCGCAGCGGGTGATGACGACAGTCCGCTGTAGTCGCGTGGCGCGCTGTGCCTGCACGGTAGGCGCGCCACTTGCCCCGTCTTGGCGCGCTGTGGACGTCCCATGTCCCAACGTCCCAAGGCGCGGTCTCGGGCGTGGGTGCAGGTGCGCGACATGCGCGACGTGAGCGGCGCATGTCGCATGTCGCAGGCGCGCACCCCTGCAAGCCTTTTCCCTTGGGACATTGAGACATTAGGACGAATAGGAGAGTGGAATGATTGATTTGAAGGAGCGGGCAGGTATCGCAATGAGTGTGCGTGGTCAATTCACCGAGCCTATTGCCGATCCTAAAGTTACTTTGGGCGCACTCGCATTTGCGAACGATCTCGGTCGAATGCTGGTTCGGATCAAGGCCGCGCAGCAGACGAAGCCCGAAACGATTCGACGTGCGACGCTGCTGTTGGCGCAGATGATGCGAACGTCGGGGCGCTTCAAGCGAGGTAAGTTTTCTGGATTGAAGCGCGATGAGCGCCGCGAGCAACGTGCAGGTGGCGTCGTCGAGCGTGTGCAGGTGGACGTGATTGAGCGATTCGCTCTACGACTGATCGACGAGTGGGTCAACGATCAATGCATGACATGCGACGGTCGTGGAGTGTTTCGGAGAGTGCCGGATCAACCGGCCGCGACAGTACGGTGTCTCGTTTGCGCGGGACGCGGAAAGATATGTGTTGCGGAGGAGCGCATTCCGTTCTTTCATGGACGTAACGGGCCGCTGGTGTTCAGAGAGCACGAAGGTTGTAGCGTATGCGGCGGCATGGGGCGAGTAATGATGGCGCCGGCAGCGTGCGTCAAGGGGCGGCACATTTGTTCCGATTGCGGTGGGACCGGAAAACGACCGATCGATGATGCGGCTCGTGCACAAGCGCTTGGCGTGACACTGAAGGAATACAGACGAAACTGGTCGTGGAGGTTCCACGACATGCTGGGATTGCTTGATGCGGTCGACGGCTCGGTATCTGACACGATGCGCCGACAGTTGCGAGAATGAAACATCTATCATTCCAAGAGTAGATCGCGTAAACTTCGAGAATCCTTTACCGCGTCACTGGATATTCGCTGGCACCGCGCGTTAGTCGTGCAAACCTCTCGGGACAAAACAAAGATACGAGGAGCCCGTTAGGTCGTGTGGGGGCGTTCGTCCCTACGAAATGAATTCTGAAGCCCTGAGTGCGAAAGCCCTCGGGGCTTTTTGCATTGGGGCGCCGAAATGCGAATCGAATCAACAGGGGCGGGCCTGAACGAGTTCTGGTCGGCATCGGATGAGTACGGTCGCCTGGACTACGTTACCGCGCGCACCTTCGATCTGGGCGATGTGGTTGATCGTATCGCGTGGGCGATGGAGCGGGCCGGCGTGGCCGGCGTGACCGAGCGGGCGGCAGCAGGGGGCGTGCCTACCTTTTAGGCAGGGCACCCCTGCTCAGAAAGTGGGCAGGGACCCCCCAGCAGGACGGACATGCGGGGGCTCGCACCCGCGCTTTTTCTCTACTGGCGACATACCAAGGGGGGTCATATTCATGCCCACTCAACTACAGATCGCCGAGCATCTGGATCTCGACCAGTCGGCCGTTTCGCGGTTCGTTGACAAGATCCGGCTCGACTACAAGGCGGCGTCGATCGATGAGATCCGAGTCGCGTATATCCGGCACCTGCGCGAGGTCGCGGCAGGCCGCGCGAGCGGGACTGGCATCGACCTGGTTGCCGAGCGCGCGATGACCGAGCGTGTCGATCGCGAGATCAAGCTGCTGACGCTCGCCGAGAAGCGCAGCCAGTTGGTCAACGCGGCGCAACTCGAACAGGCGTATGGCCAGATGGCCGGCGCATTTCAAACGGAACTGCTGGCGCTGCCCGACAAACTCGTGCAGGAGCTACGCACGCTGTACGGCGTCGAGGTCGACGTCGAATGGCTAAACGAGCATATCTATGGATGCCTTGAGCAGCTTTCTCGATACGAGCCAGACGGTCCGGGAGGTGATTCGTCGGATCGCGCTTCTCCTACGTCCGCCCGAGCGGATCGGGACGACGGAATGGGCACGCAAGCATCGACGGATGAGCGCGAAGGCGACGGCGACACCTGGGCGGTATAACCCGAACATCACGCCCTGGGTATTCGGCATGCATGACGCGCTCGACGATCCGACCGTACAGAAAGTCGTGTGCATGAAGTCGGCGCAAGTCGCTTGGACGGACGGCGTGCTGCTGAACTACGTCGGCCGGCGCATCGACGTCGACCCGTGTCCGATGATCATCATGTTCGCGAAGGAGAAGTCGGCCAAAAAGTTCAACATGGAGAAGTTCGAGCCGATGATCGAGGTGACGCCCCGGCTGTCGGCAAAGTTGCCTGTCCACGCGGCCCGCGACAAGAACAACCTATGGGATCACAAGACTTTTCCGCGCGGCTTCCTGAAGTTCATCACGTCGAACGCGCCGGACGACGTGAAGTCGACGCCGGCCCCGGTGGTCGCGGTAGAGGAGCCCGACGACGCGAACGCGAACGTGCGCGAGCAGGGTGACTCGATCACGCTGCTGGAGGAGCGCAACAAAAGCTATTCGGATAGCCGACGCAAGGTGATCTTCGGCGGCACGCCGACGGTCGACGGCTTCTCGCGCATCCAGCAGGCGTATAGCGGATCGGACCAGCGTGTCTATCTGGTGCCGTGCCCGGACTGCGGCGAAGAGCATGAGCTGGCCTGGGAAAACGTCACGTGGAGCGACGACGCGGAGGTGGCGCACGAAGTGTTCGGGCGAGCGCGGCCTGACTCGGCCCGCTACGTTTGTCCGCACTGCGGATCGTTGTGGGACGACGCTGCGCGGGTCCGTGCGGTGCGCAAGGGGCGCTGGGTGGCGACGGCGCCGTTCTTCGGTGTTGCCGGTTTCCGGCTCAACGAGCTGGTGTCGCCGTTCCCTGGCTCGCGTATGGCGGAACTGGTCAAGAAGTGGCTGACGGCCGAAAAGGCGCTGCTCGCGGGCGACGACACGAAAATGCGGGCCTTCGTGAACAACTCGCAGGGGCGACCCTACAAGTACAAGAGCGACTTGCCTGAGCTGGATGAGCTGGCCGAGCGCGCGATGCCCTACGCGGCATTCACGGTGCCGGCCGGCGGTCTGCTGCTGACGCTGGGCGTCGACGTACAGCACGATCGGATCGCGCTCGTTCTGCGTGCATGGGGGCGCGGCGAGGAAAGCTGGCTGGTTGTGTGGGACGAGATTCACGGCAACGTGCTGCATCAAGACGAGAATCCTCTCGAAGGTGGAGTCTGGGGCGCACTGACCGAGGTGCTGATGAGTGGCTATCGCCACGAGACCGGCGGTGTGCTCCGGATCCGCGCGATGTCGATCGACTCGTCGGACGGCTCGACGTCGGACGCCGTCTACAAGTACGTGCGAGCCGCGCGGCGAGCTGGTCTGAACGTCATGGCGATCAAGGGCAGCACCGATGCGAACGCGGAGGTTTTCAGCGTACCGAAGCAGTCGGTCGACTCGACGCGCAACAAAAGCAAGGCGGCGAAGTATGGCTTGCGCCCGTTCATGGTGGGCGTGAGCAAGGCGAAAGACCTGATACTCGAGAATCGTTTCAAGCTGGACGGCGAGGGGCCGGGGCGCATGCACTGGTATGTCGGGGTGCGTTCTGACTACCTGTCTCAAGTCACGGCCGAGGTGAAGGTGCCTGGGCGCATCGGTTCGAAGCGGGTCTGGCAGAAGAAGGCCGGCGCTCGCAACGAGGCGCTGGACTGCGAGGTCTACGCGCTGCACGCGGCCCGGAGCGTGAAAACGCACATGATGATTGAACGGCACTGGAGCGATGAGCAATTCCGCATCTCGCAATCGTCGTTGTTCGAGGCGGTGCCGATTCTCGAAGCGCTGCCGTCTGCGTTGCGGATCGAGGAGGTGCCGGGTCCGCCGGTCGAACTGGTGCCGCCCGAGAGTACGGAGCCAGCGCCTACGCAGTTGGTGCCGCAACAAATCAAACCCGCCGAAACCCCGCCACCGAGCGGGGTTTCGCGCATTCAGGGGCGTCGCATGGGCCGGTCGAGCTATCTCGGGCGGCGCTAGGAGGTAGAGGATGGCATACACGAGGCAGGATCTGGAGCGCGTCCAGTCGGCAATCGCCAAGGGCGAGCTGGAGGTGCAGTACGCCGACAGGCGCGTGCGTTACCGCTCGATCAGCGAGCTGCGCGACGCGCAGACCGAGATCGTTCGCGCGCTCGACGGGGCGGCAGGCCGGCCCCGCATGTTTCGCCTGCGGCATGCAGGCAAGGGGGTGCGATGAGCCGCGCTTACTCTTCGCTCGCGCAGCGCGGGTTTGTCGTCCCCACTCGCCTGAAGGCGGCGGCGTACGAATCGGCCAGTACGGTCGGCGCCCGTGCGAAGGCGTGGCGGGTGTCGGGCGCGGGGCCGAACGCGGCGGCGGTGCAAAACCTGCCGTTGATGCGAGCGCGAGCACGGGACGCCATCCGTAACGATCCCTGGGCGAAGACAGCGATCGGCCGGCTGGTGTCGAACACGATCGGCGCCGGCATTCAAGCGCACCCGCAACACCCGATCGACGCGATCCGCAAAGAGCAAAAGCAACTTTGGGAGGACAGCGGGGAGGAGATCGATGCCGATGGCCGATACGATCTGGCGGGCGTGCAGAGCCTCGCCGCACGCTCGTTCTTCAGCGACGGCGAGGTGCTGGTGCTCCGGCGAATGCGAAACCTGCGAGACGGGCTGGCTGTCCCGATGCAGATCCAGGTACTGGAAGGCGACATGCTGCCGATGGACAAGAACGAGATCGTGGCCGGTGGGGAAATCATCAACGGCGTCGAATTCGATCACGACGGCCGGCGAGTTGCCTATCACCTGTACCGGCGGCATCCCGGCGAATATGGGCGGGCGTCTTTCCCGAGCATGCAGACCGTGCGCGTGCCCGCCGACCAGATCGCGCATGTGTACCAGGCGCTGCGGCCGGGTCAGGTGCGCGGGGTGCCCGAATTGTCGACGGTGCTGCTGCGGTTGCGCTCGCTCGATAACTTCGACGATGCGGTGCTGTTCCGGCAAGAGGTCAGCAACCTGTTTGCCGGCTTCATCGTCAAGCCGCATTCGGAGCCGGGCTTGATCGGCGATCCGATTACCGGCGCCGCTGTCGACTACGACGCTGACGGTTTCTCGCCGGTGGTTTCGCTCGAACCTGGGGGCATGCAGGAACTGGCTCCGGGCGAGGACGTGCGATTTGCATCGCCGCCGGGCGCCGGCACCGACTACGCGCCCTTCATGCGGCAGCAATTGATGGCGGCTGCGGCCTCGGTCGGCATGCCCTACGAGGTGCTGACGGGCGATTTGCGCGACGTCAGCGATCGGGTGTTGCGGGTGATCCTGAACGAATTCCGGCGGGCGGTCGAGCAGATCCAGTGGAACGTCTTCATCCACCAGTTCTGCCGTCCGGTCTGGCGCTGGTGGGTCGATGCGTGTGCGCTGTCGGGGGCCATGTCGATGCCGGATTACTACCGCAGGCGCCGGGACTACTTCCGGGTGCGGTGGGTGCCGCAAGGCTGGCCGTACATCCATCCGGTGCAGGACGTCACGGCCAAGCGCATGGAGATCCGCTCCGGCTTGGCGAGCCGGTCGGGCGCCGTCCTCGCGCGCGGCGACGATCCCGAGCAGGTGGACAACGAGAACGCGGCGGACCTTGCACGCGAGCAGCGGCTCGGGCTGCGCTACGACACGCTGGTGCCGATCGAGGATACGGGCAGCAATACGAATGGGGATGACGAATGAAGGGCAAAAAGAAGTGGTGGGACATCCGCGCGCAGGCGAACGCGGCCGGCGGCAACGACGTCGAGATCCGGATCTATGGCGACATCGGTTTCTGGGGCACGGACGCCGAGCAGTTCGCGGCGCGGCTCGACGAGGTCGGCCCGACGGCGGCATCGATCGTTGTCGCGGTCAACTCGATGGGCGGCGACGTGTTCGACGCCTTCACGATCTACAACCTGTTGCGGCGCTACCCCGGCAAGACGACGGGTCGCGTCGACGGCATCGCGGCGTCGGCCGCATCGCTGCTGCTGATGGGGTGCAGCCAGATCGTGATGCCATCCAACGCGATGCTGATGATCCATAACCCGCATACGCTCGCGGCGGGCGACGAGGGCGAATTGCGCCGGCTGGCGGATCTGCTCGGCAGCACGAGCGCGAACATGCTGACGGCGTACGCCGAGCGCAGCGGGCAGACCGAGGACACGGTGCGCGAGCTGATGGACGCTGAGACCTGGCTGACGGCCGCGCAAGCCGTCGAGCTGGGATTCTGCGACACGATCGAGGAACCGATCCGGATCGCGGCGTACGCAGGCGCCCAGCCGCTCGTCGCGCGGTTCGCGGCGATGCCCGAGCAGGTCCGCGCCCTGGTCGATGGCGAGCCCGAGGCGCCGCCGAATCCGCCTGCTGATCCGCCCGTGGATCCCATCGATCCCGTTGATCCGCCGGCCCCGCAGGATCCGCCTGCGCCGCCGCAGCCGCCACAACCCCCGAACGTCGCGGCGCTTGCGTCGCATGTGTACGCGTCGTGCCGCGACGCGCGGATCGAGCACTGCGCCGAGGGCATTGTGCTGGCGACCGGCCTGCGGGATCGCGCAACGGTGGATGCGGCGATTCGTACCGCCCAGGACATCGCAGGCATCTGTTTGGCGGCGAACCTGGCCGAACTGACGGCCGGATTCGTGTCGGATGGTCTGAGCCCGGATCAGGTGCGCGCGCGGCTCTATGAGCGCGTGACGGCGTCCCAGGCGCATATCAATCCCAGGCAGACGCCGAGCAGCGCGAGCGAGCCGGTGGTCGCCGCCAATGCGCCGCGCGCGGCATCCATCTACGCGGCCCGCCGCAACGGCGGAAAGTAACTTTGACGTCCCATGAGGAGGGGCAAACCATGTCGATTGTGAAGGAACAGGGTGTTCTCCCGGCCGAATTTCTCGTGTCCGAAGGCAACGGCCAAATCTCCCGCGAGCAGATCGTCGTCAAGGCCGGGCCGGCGCTGCCCGCCGGCCAGGTGCTCGGCGTGACGAATACCGGCGAATACGCCCCGTACGACAACAAGGCCGAGGACGGCTCGGAAGTCGCGGGCGCAGTGCTCTACGCGCCGCTGGCGGCGTCCGAGGAGTCGCGGCCGGCGACCGGCATTGTCCGGCTCGCCGAGGTCGTCGGCGGGCTCTTGACGGGCCTGGACGCGGCGGGGCGTACTGATCTCGCGGATCGCCACGTGATCGTTCGCTGATCACGCAGCAAGACAGACCTACGAAGGCCACGCATCGCGTGGCCTTTTTCTTTTCCATTTCCAGGTTGGAGGTTGTATGGCGGACATCGCCCTGTTTCAAGACGACGCTTTCTCGCTCTCGTCGCTCACGGCGGCAATCAACGATCAGCCGGCGGTGCCGGGCCGGGTCGGCACGCTCGGGCTGTTCGAGGAGGACGGCATCACGACGACGACAGTCCAGATCGAGCGCGACGGCGACACGCTGGCGCTCGTGCCGGCCGGCCAGCGCGGCTCGCCCGCCCCGGTGGTCGGTGGCAGCAAGCGCAGCATGATCCCGTTTAACACGGTCCACCTGCCGCAGCGCGGCTATATCGCGGCGGACGAGGTGCAGAACCTGCGCGCGTTCGGCTCGGAAAGCGAGCTGGAGGCGCTGCAGACGGTCGTGAATCGGCGCCTCGCCAAGCTCCGGCGCCAACTGGACGCCACGCACGAGTTCCATCGCATCGGCGCGATCAAGGGCGCGGTGCTCGATGCGGATGGCAAGACCGTGCTGATCGACCTGCTGAAGTATTTCGGCATCAAGCAGACGGTGATCGGCTTCGAGCTGGACAAGCCCGAGACGGAGATCCGCCTGAAGTGCAGCGAGGTGCAGGACGCGATCGAGGATGCGCTCGGCGCGTTGACCTACACGGGCGTGCGCGTGCTCTGCGGCCGGACCTTCTGGAACAAGCTGATTGTCGCGAAGACGGTGAAGGAGACCTACCTCGCGACGAGCATGGCGGCGGCCCTGCGCGGCGACGCGCGCGACGCGCTCGACTTCGGCGGCTGCACGTTCGAGCGTTATCGCGGGCGTGTCGGCGATGTCGGCTACGTGGCCGACGACGAGGCGCACGCCGTGCCGGAAGGCGTGCCCGACCTGTTCATCTCGCGCTTCGCGCCGGCCGACTACGTCGAGGCGGTCAACACGACGGGCCTGCCGTACTACGCGAAGCAAGAGCTGGCCCCGTTCGGCAAGGGGATCGACATCGAGGCGCAGTCGAACCCGATCCATCTCTGCACGCGCCCGAAGGCGCTGATCAAGCTGAAGGCTTGATATGCGATTTCGCGACCTGATAGCGGACGTCGATGCCGCCGTGATGCGCGATCTGGCGGACGACGACGTCACGATCGACGGGAAGCCGGTGCAGGGCATGTTCGCGGCGCCGTGGCTCGGGCCGGATCTCGGCTCACGGCGCACGCAACTGGTGGCGCCCGTCCTGCACGTCACGGATGCCGATGCCGCGGTCGTCAAGGTCGGCAGCATCGTCGTGGCCGGCGGGAACCGTTACCGCGTTCACGAACTGCAGCCGGACGGCACGGGGTGGACGGTCTTGGTCATGGGGTAAGGCATGGACGTGCTGAAAGTCGAAATCGACGTGAAGGGGGCGCTGGAAGCGCTCGCCGCTTTGCCGCCTGCCGCGATGCAGTCGGCATGGCGGCGAACGCTGCGGAAGACGGCGGCCTGGATCAAGAGCCAGACGGCGAAGGATGTCGGCCGCGCGACGGGGATACAGCAGAAGGTGATCCGGCAGCGGACGTACTTCTACATGCGATCCGCCGATAGCGGGAAGGTGTGGCTCGGCCTCAATCCGATCGGGGCGCACCGGCTCGGCGCCGTGCGTCGCACGCGCAAGGGCATTCGCGCCGGCAAGACGCTGTTCGAGGGCGCGTGGCGTATGACCGAGAAGGCGCCGGATGGCCCCGTGTTCCGCCGAACCGGCAAGGGGCGCACGCCGATCGAGGTGGTGAGGTTCGATTGGGCGCATGAAGGCGATCCGGCCTTTCGGCGGGCCGCCCGAGCGTGCGAGGAAAGGCTGCTGGCGGTGCTGCGGCAGGAGGTCAACTACGAAATCCAGAAGGCGGCAGGCCGTGCTCGATAACCTCAAGCAATTACACGACGCGATCGAATTTGGGCTGCGTGGCCGGCTCGCGGGGCTCGACCGGGTGCTGGCGTATCCGGAGATCGGGAAGTCGATCGAGACGCCGCTGGTGGCGATCGAGCTGGCCGAGTTGGAGCCGGGGCACGACGACGGCACGGGCCGCGTGCCATTGATCGGGCGGATGCAGGCTCGCATCGTCGTCGATCCGCTGGTCCCTGGCGCGGACATCCTGGTGCGTGAGCTGTCCGCCCGCGTGTTGCGCGCGGTCCATGGCGAGACCTGGGGATTGCCGATCACGCCGGGCAAGCAGATCGGCTCGGCGGCGGAAGACCCGTTCCGGCCGGATCTCGATACCTATCTGGTGTGGCTGGTCGAGTGGGTGCATGAATTCGACCTGGGCGAGAGGGTCGAGCCGCCGCCGCAAGGTCGGGAGATCCGCTGGGGCGTCTATCCGGAGACAGGGGCGGAGCATCGCGGCGACTACGTCGACGTGGCAATCGCAGAGGAGGGGCACCCGTGAGCGACTACGAGCTGGGCGAAATGGATCGCCGCATGGCGTGCCTGACGCAGTCGGCGATCGTGGAGGCGGTGACCTACGATCCGCCGCGCGTGAAGGTGCGCATCGGCGATTGGGTCAGCGACTGGCTGAAATGGCAGGCGGGTGCGGCCGGCAAGGTACGGCATTGGCGTCCGCCGTCCGTCGACGAGGAGGTCGCGCTGTGGGCGCCATCCGGCGATCTGGCGGGCGCGTTCGTGGCGCCGGGCTACTACACGGATCAGCACGGTGGGTCCGGCCGGTCGAGTCCCGACGAGACCGCGACCGACTTTCCGGACGGTGCATTCGAACAGTACAACCATGCGAGCCATGAATACGTGCTGTCGGTGCCAGCAGGCGGGCGGATCGTGTTCCGCATCGGCGGCACAGAGTTCGAGCTGAAGGCGGATGGCGCGACGCTGCGTAGCGCGAAGCTGCTGGCGGACATTCCGGACTCGACATTCACGGGCAACACGACGACGGAGCGGCTGCTGACGTTCAACGGCGGCATGCAGGGACGGCCGGGAGACGGGCAGGGCGTCGCGGTGAAGGTCGACGGCGGGGCGGAATTCACGGCGGACGTACTGGCCGCCGGGACATCGGTTCATGGGCACCAGCATCGCGAGCAGGGAGACGGGGAACTGGTGAGCGCTCCGGTTTGAACAAAGCAACTTTGGGCTTCGCATGACAGCGGGGCTCTTGTGAGGTGGGTATGCGAAAGGAAGATCAGCAGGCGGTTGGCGTGGCGGTGACATTTGTCGATACCGAGTATCGCAGCCGCGTCGTGGTGTTTCCGGATGGTTCGTTCATTCCGGTGCTTGCAGGCAAGGCCGAGGTGACGGCGCCCGAACACGTCGCCTATCTGGAGTCGAATCCGAGTTTTACGCGGATTCCGGCGAAGGAGCAGTAACGATGGCGCTGGTCGGGATGTGCCGCCGCTCAGGGCGGTTGATCAGTGGCGTCGAGCACCTGGTGCAGAGCATCGGCGACATCCTGAGCACGCGCAAGGGCACGCGGCGGCAGCGGCCTGAGTATGGCTCGGATCTCCCGGCCATGGTCGACTTGCCCGTGACTCGTGGGTGGATCTCGGCCGTCCAGGCCGAGGCGGCCGGCGCGATCGGACGATGGGAGCCGCGAATCAAGCTGGATCGGGTCGCGGTGCAGTCGGTCGTCGACGGCAAAGTGACTTTCCTCATTGCTGGCCGCTATGACGACGGCGATGTCGTGTTCGAGGTGACGGTATGACCATGATCGATCTCTCGGCGATGGATCCCCCGGATCTCGTCGAGACGCTGGACTTCGAGGCGACGTATCAACTGAAGCTGGCCCACTTCAAGAGCATCTACCCGGACTGGACGGCGGCGCTCGAATCGGATCCGGTGGTCAAGGTGCTGGAGCTGGCGGCATACGACGAAGTGCGATATCGAGCGCGTGTCAATGATTGCGGGCGGGCCGTGCTACTCGCCTGCGCGACCGGCGCCGATCTTGAACACCTCGCCGCGCTCTGGAACATCAAGAAAGAGATCGTCGATCCCGGCGATCCGGATGCGCGCCCGCCGATTCCCGTGACCTACGAGAAAGACGATCGCCTGCGCCTTCGCACGCAGATGGCGATCGAGCAGGCGACGACAGCGGGGCCGGCGGGCTCGTACCGGTCGATTGCGCTCAATGCCTCGGCCGACGTCGCGGACGTGCGGGTCGATCGCGGTGTGCCGGGCGTGGTTCGTGTGGTCGTGAAGTCGCAATCGAACGGCGGGGTGCCCAGTGCCGCGCTGCTCGATGTGGTTCAACGTGCCCTGACGCCCGAGGACAGGCGCCCGCTCAACGATACGGTGCAGGTGCTACCCGCCCGGCCCGTCGACTATTCGATCGTGGCGGATATCTACGTCGGTCGCGGCCCTGACCCCGAGGTCGTGATCGCCGCACGGCGCCTCGATCTCGATATCGCGGTCAACGATGGCGCCCGACTGCGCAACGGCATGCCGCGCTCGGCGATCACGGGGGCGCTGCATCCGAAGTCGTCGGGCGTCGTGCGGGTCGATCTGACGGCGCCGGCCGCCGACGTTGAATGCGAGTTCGACCAGTTCGCGCGGTGCGCGTCGATCACGCTGAATGCGAGGGTGAAAGATGACGACTGAACCGCTCTTGCCTGCGAATCAAACCTCGCTTGAGGCGGCGCTCGCTCAGGTGATGCGGCCGAGCGTCGAGCCCGACGTCATCCGCACGCTGTGGGACGCGGATCGCTGCCCGGCGGCATTCCTGCCGTGGCTAGCGTGGTCGCTTCAGGTGGACGGCTGGGAGCTGGCCGAGTCGGACGAGGCCCGCCGCGAGCTGATCAAGTCGTCGCTGGCGATCTACCGGCGCAAGGGCACGCCGTGGGCGATCCGGGAGATCGTGCGGCGGCTCGGGTTTGGTGAGGTGGACATTCAGGAAGGACGGGGTCTGTCCCGCCGCGACGGCTCGGCCCGCCGCGATGGGCGCTATCTGCATGGCGGCGACGGCGCCTGGGCCGAATACATCGTCACCCTGCATCGCGCGGTGACGCGAGACCAGGGCGAGAAGATCAAACGGGCGATCGAACGGTATGCGCCGGCCCGTAGCAGGCTGGCATGGCTGGACTTCTCCGAGGTTGCGATCCGGCATAACGGCGTCGCGACACGCAACGGGCAATTTACACGAGGGATTATCGGAACATGGCCAATCTGAAAGAGGACAGTGCCTGGGTAGACGGTATCTACCAGTTGGAGACGTCGGATCCCGTACAGGGTGGCCCCGATGGTGTCGACAACGTGCAGGCAAAGCAACTTGGGAGCCGTACGCGATACCTGAAGGATCGGGCTGATGCGACCGACAAGCGCGTCGACGCGATGGGGCAAACGGTGGCCGGCCTCGGCACCGACAAGCTGCCCGTCGCAGGGGGCACGCTGAAGGGCGTGCTGCTTGGGAAGCTTGGCGCCATCGCACCGAACAATCCGCAAGGGGCCGGTTACGGCTTTGACGGCGATGCGGACAGCGGGATGTTTTCGCCGAAGGATGGGCTCGTGCAGATCGGTGCGCAAGGGATTGCCCACTTCGAGACGCGCGGCACCGATACCTACGTGGGGCCGAATATTGCCGGCGGCAATCTGGTGTTGGTTGCCGGAGCGGATAGCCGGGCGCTGGTGACCAGTGAAGGTCGAATGCTGGTCGGATCGTGGAACAGCGACGGCGTAAGCCGGCTGCAAGTCTCCGGTTCGGCTCGTGCAGACGGATTCGTGTCGGATGCCCTGGACGCCGGCGGTGCGCATTTCCGCGCACGCAATGGTGACTACGGCGCCTTCCTGCGCAACGATGGCACGAACGTCAATCTGCTGTCGACGAAAAAGGGCGATTCGTCCGGGCAAGCCAATGACTATCGTCCGTTCGCCTGGAACCTCGCGACCGGTTACGTCACGATCGACGCGAACGGGCGAGGCACGACGCTCGGCGGGGTGGCGACGATTGTGGGCGACGCGAAGATCGGCATCGCGACGAATGAGGGGCGAGCGTGGATCGGGCCGCTCAATGGCTATTTCTACTCGAATGCCGTGTCTGTCGGCTGGTGGTCGCCGACGGTCGGCTCGTTCCAGTACATGGTTGACGATCGATCCTTCCGGATTGACGGGAAGCCCGTCTGGCACAGCGGGAACGTGACGCCGCTCGACGCGAGCAAGGGGGGCGTGATGAGCGGCAGCGTGACGTTCGCGGCCGGCCAGCGTCTGTTTCTGGACGAAGGGAGCGCGGCGTTCCCCTCGATCGCGTTCGTGAACGATGGCGTGCCCGATACCGGTCTCTATCACGCGAGAGACGGTGTATTCGGCGTGACCTGCAATGGCGTTGTCACGGTCACGTTCGCGCAGGAAGCGACCTATTTCCAAGCGCCAGCGGCCGGGCCGTCGCCGGCAGCGGGCGACAACTCGTTGCGCTTCGCGACGACGGAGTGGGTCACGGCAGCGATCGGCACGGTGTCGATCGGTCAGATCGTCATGGAGGCGCGGACGTCCACGCGCGCGGGCTATGTGAAGTGTGACGGCGCGCAATACAAGCGCGCGGACTATCCGGCGCTGTGGGCCTATGCGCAGGCCAGTGGTGCGCTGGTGTCGGAGGCCGAGTACGCGAGTGGCCGCTGGGGCGGCTTCTCGACGGCAGACGGGCAGACGTACTTTCGGGTTCCCGATCTGCGCGGCGAGTTCCTGCGCTGCTGGTCGGACGGGCGCGGCGACGTCGATGCCGGCCGCGCGATCGGCTCGTTCCAGGCCAGCCAGAACCAGGCGCATACGCATGCGGCGTCATCGAGCACGGTCGACGATCACTGGCACAAGGTCTGGAGTGGCCCGAACGGCTGGCACGAGCACGGCGTCAATCAGACGCCCCATGCGCACATCACGTGGACCGGCGCCGTGCAGGTGGCGGGCACTGCACCGGGCGCCGGCATGGGCCCGTACAACGGGCGCGTCACGCAGATGTGGTCCGACGAGGCGATAGCCAACATCGGGATTGCCGGAAACGGCACGCACGATCACGCGATCGCCATGGACGGAGCCGGAAAACACGCACACACGATCAGCGTTCAAGCCGATGGCGGCGCCGAAGCGCGTCCGCGCAACGTCGCCTTGCTGGCGATGATTCGCGCATATTGATGAGGGAGAAACGATGCTCTGCAACCACTACGACAGACAGACGGGCCAATACCTGAGCAGTACGCTGGCCGATTCGGATCCGAAAGACGACAGCCGCTGGCTCGAACCGGCTTTCTCGACCGTCACGCCGATCCCCGACCGTAAGCCGCTCACGTGGCCGTTCTGGAAGGATGGCGCCTGGGTGTTGATGCCCGACTATCGCGGGCGCGTGTTGTACCGAACCGATACCGGCGAGCGCACCGAGATCCTGGCAGCGGGCGTCACGCCGGCCGATGCCGGCCTCACGGAGACGCCGCGGCCGTCCGACGAGTACCACTGGACTGATGGCGCCTGGGCGATCGATCCGGAGATCGTGGCGCGCAAGGCGAAGGAGCGGGCGATGGCGGAATTCCAGCATCGGCTGGCGAACGCACAGACGAAGAACTACGGTCGAGCCGATGCACACGCAGCCGGTGTGCTGTCGGATGTCGAGGAAGCGCAGTTCGTCGCGTGGTCCAAGTACCAGATGGATCTCTCGCGCGTGGTGAATGCGCCGGACTTCCCGGCCTCGGCCGTGTGGCCGGTCGAGCCGGACGACGACGCGATCCGCCGTGAAGTCGATGCCAAGCGAGCCGCTGCCGCTGCCGCAGAGGCGGCGAAAGCGGAGGCGGAGCAGGTGGCGCAAGCGGAACAAGCTGCGCAGGCAGAACACGCTGACGAGGCGGGTCCGGTGGACGACAAGGCCGACACGGACCCGGCGCCGAAGGCGGACAGCAGCAAAAAGTAACTTTCCGGACCCCGTTCCGGCCTTTCACAGAGCCGCCCACTTGGGCGGCTTTCTCATTTCTGGAGACCCGTATGGGAGCAACCTCGTTTTTTCACGGCATCACGACGACGATCGTCGACTCGGGGCCGCGCACGATCGCCGTGCCGTCGTCGTCGGTGGTGGGACTCGTCGATACCTACACGCCCGGCGCGGGTCTGGCGCAACCGAACGTGCCCGTCCAACTGACGAGCTATCGCGATGCGGTGGTGGCGTTCGGCGACACGAGCGCCATCGCGCGAGCTGCGCGAGCGATCTACGCGCAGAGTCGCGCGGTCATCGTCGCGGTGGGCGTGCCGGCCGATGGTGACGAGGCGCAGCGTACCTCGGCTGTGATCGGTGGCGTGACGGCGAGCGGAGCGCGCACGGGCATGCAAGCGCTGCTCGATGCGAAGTCGCGATTCAACGCGCAGCCGCGTTTGCTGATCGCGCCGGGCCACTCGGCCAAGCAGCCGGTCGCGACGGCGGCCGACGAACTGGCGGCCAAGCTGCGCGGTATCGCCGTGATCGACGGCCCGAACAAGGACGACGAGGCGGCGATTGCCTACGCACAGAATTTCGGCAGCAAGCGCCTCTACATGGTCGATCCCGGCTCGACGATGTGGGATACGACGGCCAACGCCGACGTCGCCGTGCCGTCTTCGGTGTTCGCGGCCGGCCTGTTCTGCCAGACCGACGCCAATATCGGCTTCTGGGCGTCGCCGTCGAACAAGGAAATCACGGGCATCACGGGCACGGCCCGGCCGATCGAATACCTCGACGGCGACGAGACCTGCCGCGCGAACCTGCTGAACAACGCCAATATCGCGACCATCATCCGCGACGGCGGTTATCGCCTGTGGGGCAACCGGACGCTGTCGGCGGATCCGAAGTGGAAGTTCGTTACACGGGTGCGCACGCTCGACATCGTGATGGACGCGGTCCAGGCCGGCCACAAGTGGGCGGTCGATCGCGGCATCACGGCAACCTACGTCAGCGACGTGACGGAGGGGCTGCAGGCGTTCATGCGCGATCTGAAGCGCCAGGGTGCCCTGATCAATTTCGAGGTCTACCCGGACCCCGAGCTGAACACGGCCAGCCAACTGGAGGACGGCAAGGTGTACTGGAACATTCGCTTTACCGATGTGCCGCCGGCCGAAAACCCGATTTTCCGCTTCGAGGTCACCAATCAATGGATGACCGAAGTGCTCGATAACCAGATCTAAGGGAGGGACGATGGTTCCGGAAACGCTGTACAACTGCTCGGTGGCGATCGACGGTCGCGGATACGCGGGTCGGGCGACGAGCATGACGCCGCCGAAGCTGAAGCTGAAGACCGACGACTACCGCGCGGGTGGCATGGACGCGCCGTCCAAGGTCGACCAGGGCATGGAAGCGCTCGAAGCATCGTTCGCCATGGCATCCATGGAGTACGACGTGCTGAAGTATTTCGGTATCCTCGACGGGAACGCGTTCAGCGGCAATTTCCGCGCGGCCTTCAAGGACCACTACGGCAAGATCAAGTATGTCGGCGCCTTCTTTCGCGGCAAGCTGACCGAGGTAGATCCGGGCGAATGGAAGCCGGGCGAGAAGGCCGAGACGAAATACACCATCGCCGTCGATTACTACCGGATGGAGATCGACGGCGCCGTGGTTCATGAGATCGACGTCTTCGCGTGCAAGCGCGTGGTCAACGGCGTCGACCAGTTGGCCGAGGTGCGTAAGGCGCTCGGCATGTAGCGCGGCCGGCTGGTCGCAAGCAAAGTTACTTTTCAATCAACGGCGGGCCGATGGCTCGCCGTTTCTCTTTGAGGACACGATATGGACAAGGTTACCGTCACGCTGGCTTACCCGATCAAGCTGAACGGCGTCGAGTGCGACAAGTTCACGATGCGCCGCCCGAAGGTGCGCGACATGCGCGGTGCGCAGAAACTCGCGCCGAAGGACGAGGAGCAACAGGAGCTGATCCTGTTCGCCTCGCTCGCCGAGGTGTCGCCGGACGACATCGAGGAGATGGATATGGCCGACTACGCGCGCGTGCAGGACGCCTACTACTCCTTTCGATCCGTACGCCAAGACGGACGCCAAGACGCTGAAGGCGCTGGCGAGGCGCCTCGCGCTTGAGTTTGGCATGTCGCCTGCCTCGATCGATGACATGACGATCGACGACGTGATCTGGTGGTTGACTGACTGAGGGGAGCGGACATGGCAAAGGATATCGCCCTGGGCATCGTGATCGGCGGCGCCGTGTCGGCGACGTTCGGCAAGGCGATCACGGATACGACGTCGAAGATCGACGGCATGAAGAAGCGGGCGAACGATGCCCGGCTTTGGCAGCGGCAGATTGGCGAGACGGTTCGCCTGCAGGAGGAGTTCCGGCGGCTGCATGCCGCCGGGGATAGCGCGGCGGACGGCATCCGCCGCAAGCTGGACAGCAACCTGAAGTCGTTGCGCGAAGCCGGGGTCGAGGTCAGCAAGCTCGATCGCGCGTATGCGCAACTTGGGCGCACCGCGCGCGGGCTCGATCTGAAGGCGGCCGGATTCGAGCGCATGGAAGCCGGCAAGGAAGCGGGGCGCGGTGCGATCGGCGACGCGGTGAAGCTGTCGGCGGCGGTAGCGGTGCCCGCGACAATCGCCGCGAACTATCAGGCGATCATTCGCGACATCTCGATCAAGGCCGGCATCGCGCGCACGCAGCAAGAGGCGGCGATGGGCGTGCGCATCCGCAAGGATGCGGCGGACAACGGGATCGGCCGCAACGAGCTGGCGGAAGCCATCAACCAGATGGTGGCAGGGGGCATGGATCTCGATCGGGCGCTCAACTTCGGGCCGCTCGTCGCGAAGTTCGTGATCGGGCAGGGCGCGACGCCGGTCGAGACGGCGAAGATGATCCAGGCGCTCCAGCAGAACGCGGAGATTGTCGATCCGCGTCAGATGGCACAGGCGCTGGAGGGAATCGCCTACCTCGGCAAGGAAGGGTCGTTCGAGTCGGTCGACATGGCGCGGTGGTTTCCGGTGCTGCTGGCCGAAATGAAGAAGATCGGTATCACGGGGCTGGATTCCGTCACGCAATTGGGCGCCATGCTCCAGGTGCAGATGAAGACGGCTGGTAACGCCGACGAGGCGGCGAACAACCTCAAGAACTGGTTTTCGAAGATCGGCTCGGGGGAGACCGAGCGTAACTACGCGAAAGCCGGGGTCGACTACCAGGCGAAGATGCGCGAGGCGATCGGCAAGGGCTGGTCGACGCTGGAGGCGTCGTTCGTGCTGGCCCGTGCGTACATCGAGCGCGTCGATCCGGAGAAGGCGAAGCAACTGGCGGGCGCGGCCAAGCAGTTCAATGCGGAGATGGATCCGGCGAAGCGGCAGGCGCAGATGGCCGCGTTCGCGGAGACGATGAAGACCGGCGATCTGTTCAACGACATGCAAGTCAAGGCGGCGTTGACGGCGTACATGCAGAACGCGGACCTGTACAACGAGCTGAAGACCAACGCGCAGAAGGCGAGCGGCGAGATCCAGAAGGATCTGGAGGCCCGCCGCGAGACGTCCAAACAGATCTGGAGCGAGGTCGGCCAGCAGTGGGATGACGCGATGCGCAGTATCGGCGATGCATTGCGGCCGATCACGGATCTCGCGGGGCAGGCGGCAAAGGGGCTCGGTGGCACGGTGCGCGAAGCGGCGGACAAGGCGCCGGGGATCACGGCAGCGGTGGTCGGCGTGGCCGGCGCGGCCGTTGCCTATCGGGGCGCAAAGGCACTTTGGAATATCGGGCGCGGTGTGTTCGACATCGCGCGCGGCACGGTGCTAGGGCGTGGAGGGGGGCGCACAGGCGCCCGTGGCGGTGCAGGCAAGGGCGGTGCAGCGGGTAAAGCGCTCGATGCTCTTGCCGGCGCTGCGGGCGGGGTGCAGCGGGTATTTGTCGTGAACATGCCCGGAGGCGCTGGCGGGCTCGGTGGCGGATTGGGCGATATCCCGGTCGGCGGTCAAGGGGGCGGCGGCAAAGGCCGGGCAGATGGGCGCGGTCCCGCGCGTGGTGGTCGCATCGGTCGAGCCTTGAGCGCCGGCCGGTCGCTCTTCAGCAAGGTGGCGCCGTATGCCGGAAAGATCGCGCTGGCGGGGACGATCCTGAAGGTCGGCTTCGCAGCGAAAGACGCGTATGCCGTCGCATCGAGTACCGACACGCGAGAGCGGAAAGCGACGCAGTTCGCCGGCATCGCAGGAAGCCTTGCCGGGGGCTTCGCGGGCGCCAAGATCGGCGCCCTGGTCGGCGCCTTCGGCGGGCCAATCGGCGCGGCCGTAGGGGGCGTGATAGGCGGTGCGATCGGCACCTTCGCGGGCGACAAGGCATTGAGCGCGATTGCGCGCAAGGTGTTCGAGCATAAGCCGGGCGAGCCGCCCGCCAGCGCGGAGGCGGTGGCGAAAGCGGCGGCGGCAGGCGCCAGCGAGGGCGCCCCACCGCGTGCCGGCCCGCGCGTCGAGCAGACGAACACGTTCGCCCCCGTCTTTCACGTCCGCGTGGAAAGCAACGAGGCGGACGCGGCCGAGAAATTCCTGGCGCGGGTCAGTCCGATGTTGACGCAGATGATGGCCGAGCAACAGCGGAAGACAACCAACTTTTCGGCGATGTTCGATGCGCCGCATCTATGAGGGTAAGGCATGGACCTGATCAGACAGATCACGTCGGCCGCGACGCAGGCGAGTGTCGCCTCGGAGCGCGTCCGGCAGATGGTGCGCGTAGCCGACCGCAACCGGGCCGCGAGCGCGACGACGGTCGAGACGTTGCAGAAGCTCGCGACCGGCAATCTCAGCAGCGCGGCCGAGCTGCTGACCGGCGCCAAAAGCGCGATGTCGGTCGCGGGCGATCTGTTCCCGCAAGTCGGGAGTGTGATGCGCAGCTTCAACGCAACGCAGGCCTCGGTCGGCTCGATCCTGAAGATGGCGGACAGTTCGAGCTTCCCGCTCGTTCGCTCTGCCGCCGACAGCGTCAAATCGGCGCTTGGCGGGGCGGTAAATCAGTTCTCGAGCTTGGTCGGCATCAAGGACTCGGCGGTGGCCGACGCGGTCAAGGCGACGGGCCTGAGTTCCCTGCTACCAGGGCTCGCGAACGGGGCGACGTCGAGCACGCCGCATTTGATGACGATGGCGGCCGACGACGGTAGCGCGTTCCATTTCAACCTGTCGACGGCGGCGTTCGAGAAGTTGCGGCGGGCGACGCGATACCGCGTCGCCACGCAGGAGCGCTTGAACCGGCAAGAGGCGCTGCAGCCGGTCAGCGAGGGCGGCGAGACGATCACCCTGTCGGGCGTCGTGTTCCCTGCTCTCGGCGCCGGCACGACGCAGATCAGCAAGCTGCGCGCGATCGGCAGCCGCATGAAGCCGGTGCGCCTGACGACGGGCAGCGGCGAAGTGCTCGGCCGCTGGCTGCTGCAGACGATCGAGGAGGAGCAGGACGCCATGCTGGCCGATGGCCTGCCCCGAAAGCAATCCTTCACTGTGGAGTTTGGCCGCTATGGCGAAGATTTTAAGAACGTCTGAGGGGGACGTGCTCGATACCTTGTGCTATCGCGTGTACGGGACACTGCAGGGCACGGTCGAGGCCGTCTACGAGGCGAATCCTGGTCTCGCCGCGAGGCCGCAGCCGTTCGCCTCGGGCATTGAGATCGTGATGCCGGATATCGAGGCGCCGCGCGACGAGACCGTGTCGCTCTGGACATAGCGAGGTGCGATGGAAGCGATCTTTCAGATCATCGCGAACGGCGATGATGTCACGAAGGTGATTCAGGACCGGGTGATGGAGATCCGGACCGTCGACAAGCCTGGCCTGGATGCGGACGAATGCACGATCACGCTCGACGATCGCGACGGCCGGATCCTATTTCCGCCCAAGGGCGCGACGGTCAAGGTGTCGCTGGGGTGGGAGGGGCAGGGGCTGTCGATGCTGGGCGAGTATGCCGTCGACGAGGTCGGGCTGCGTGGGCCGCCGGCGAGCGTCGTGTTTCGCGGCAAGCCCGCCAACATGCGGGCGACGTCGAAGACGCAGCGGTACGGGAGCTGGTCGAATGTGCGGCTGGCCGACGTCGTTGGCGACGTCGCGCGGCGCAATAAGTGGTCAGCCGCGTGCGACGTCGACGTGGTGGTGCCTCGGGTCGACCAGTTCGGCGAAAGCGATCTGCATTTCGTGACGCGGCTCTCCCGGCAGTATGGGGCGACGGCGACGGTCAAGGCCGGCAAGCTGATCGTGCTGCCCCGAGGTGGTGGCAGGAGCGCGAGCGGCAAGCCGTTGCCGGTGGTGACCCTGACGCCCGAGCTGCTGCTCGACTATGACATCAATTTCCCTGACCGTGCGAGCTTCGCGGCGGTGCGCACCCAGGTCCACGATCGCAAGACGGGAAAGAAAATCGACCTGACGATTCCCAATCCGGATGCGCCACAAGGGGCGTCCGCGGTTCATACCGAGCGCCACGCGTTCGCCAGCCCGCAGGCCGCGAAGGCGGCGGCCACGTCGCGGCTCGAAACGCTCAACCGGCACACGTCGACGAGCCGCCTGACGATGCGCGGCCGGGCGGATCTGTCCGCCGAAAAGACGATCGCGCTGAAGGGGTTCAAGGAAGGGGTGGACGGGGAGTTTCTGATCGAGGCGGTCGAGCACACATTCGCCTCGCGCGGCTGGATCACGGTGGTGACATTGAATGGAGGGAACAAGGGCAAGGCGAAGGTCGGGCACAAAAAGAAGTCGGGCAAGAAAATCGATCTGGTGGTGCCGGCGCCGAAATAACGCGCCGCACAAGAACGATGCAGGCCGCTCACGGGCAACCGGAGCGGCCTTTCTTTTTAATGGGGGTGGGATGGGTGACGAGAAGCAGGAGGGGCTGGCGGTACAGATCGCCACGCTCACGCAGCAGATGCGATCGGTCGCGGCGAGCGTCGAGGACATCAAGCGCTCGGTGCAGCCGTTCGCGGATCTCGATCGCGGGTTCGCCGAGATGCGCGTGCGCGCGGAATCGGTGCGCGAGGACGTCGGGCTGCTGTGGGCACGCTCGCAGGCCGAGGAGCGGGCGCGCCTCGATCAAGCCGGCGATATCGCCGAGGTGGATCGGAAGGTCGATGCCATGAGGAACCGGGCGACGGGCGCGGTGTGGGTGCTCGGCATCGGCCTCGGCGCGGTGCAAGCCTTCGTCGTCGGCTCGATCGTCTGGGTATTCACGCACGTCAACGAGGCGGACGTGCTCAATCGACTGCAACAGCAGCGTATCGAAACGCTGGAACTGGCCATTGGCCGAGGGGGAAAGCCATGAATGTCACGGCGAAGATCGACGCGCTGATCGGGCGCGAGGGCGGTTTTTCGAACGATCCGAACGATCGCGGGAACTGGTATCTCGGCAAGCTGGAGGGGACGATGTGGGGCGTGACGGCCGCCGAGGCGCGGGCGAACGGCTACCTCGGTGTGATGAAGGACATGCCGCGCGCGACGGCCGTGGCGATCTACGCGTCGCGCTACTGGTCGCGGCCGAAGTTCGACCAGGTCGACGCGATCTCGACGACGCTGGCCGAGAAGCTGTTCGATATCGGAGTCAACGCGGGGCCGGCCACCGGGGTGAAGTTCATGCAGCGGGCGCTCAACGTGCTGAACCAAGGCGGCAAGGCGTTCCCGGACATCGCGGCCGATGGCGGGATCGGCCCGATGACCCTCGCGGCGCTGAAGGCGTTCCTGCAGCAGCGAGGCGCCGATGGGCATCGCGTGCTGTACGGCATGATCGCCGCGCAGCAGTCGGTGTTCTACATCGAGCTGGCCGAGCGCCGCCCGGAGAACGAGGCGTTCGAGTATGGCTGGCAACTCAACCGCGCGCTGGGGGTGTAAGCATGCTCGACATTCTGAAAACGGTGGCGCCCTGGCTCGTTACGGCATTGACGGGAGGCGTGCCGGGCGTCGCGGCCATGGCCGCCTCGGCGATTGCAGACCGGCTCGGCCTGGGCGATGGATCGGTCGAGGCGGTGACGTCGGCGCTGTCCGGCCAGTCGGTGACGCCCGAGCAACTGCTCGCGTTGAAGCAGGCGGACGCCGACTTCGAGCTGAAGATGCGGCAGGCCGGCTTCGCGCATGCGGAGAATCTGGCCGGGATCCAGGTGCAGGCCGACAAGGTCGCGGCCGACGATCGCGCGGGTGCCCGACAGTATGCGGCGTCGGAGCACGATCATACGGCGCGGAATCTGGCCTACATGTACACCGTGGCGCTGTTCGTGGTGATCGGGCTGGAGTTCTATCTGGCGATCGGCGAGATCCGGATGCCCGATGTCGTGAAAAGCACGCTCGACACGCTGCTCGGCGTGCTGATCACGATGGTGATCGGCTCGAAGGAGTATTTCTTCGGCTCGTCGTCGCGGGCGGACAAGCAGACGGCGGAGATCACGCGCTTTGCGGTGTCGCCGGACATTACCGTCAGTGCGGGCGTGGCGCGGGGAGGGGAGGCGGACAAGTCACTTTGATCGCGCGCAAGCGCTGAGGAAGAACAGGGCGGCCGGTAGACGTGCGCTAACACGTCGACCGGCCGCCTTTCCACTGATTAGGCCAGTGAATTAGCCAAGGCCCTGTTACCTACCGGTAGGCGGGCCGGATTCTACACCAAGTTTAAAAAAAGGCTTTCACAATGGCGGAACCCATCATTCCCTGGCTCGGCGGCAAGCGTCGTCTGGCAGACATCCTGATCCCCCGTTTTCCGGCGCACGAGTGCTACGTCGAGGTGTTCGCGGGCGGGGCAGCGTTGTACTTTCTTCGGCCGCCGGCCAAGGTCGAGGTGATCAACGACATCAACGGGGAATTGATCAACCTGTATCGGGTGGTACAGCACCATCTAGAGGAGTTTGTACGGCAGTTCAAATGGGCGCTGACGAGCCGACAGGTGTTCGAATGGCTCAAGCAGACGGTCCCGGAAAGTCTCACCGATATCCAGCGTGCGGCGAGGTTCTACTACCTGCAGAAAAGTTGCTTTGGCGGCAAGCTGGAAGGGCAGACGTTCGGCACGAGGACGGCGGCACCGCCGAGCCTGAACCTAATCCGTCTGGAGGAGGACCTATCGGCGGCGCATCTGCGGATTTCCGGTGCGTATATCGAGCGCCTGGATTGGGCCGAGTGCATCGATCGATACGATCGCCCGCATACGCTGTTCTATCTGGATCCGCCGTATCTCGATACGGCCGGGTATGGCGTTGCGTTCCCGTTCGAGCAGTACGAGAGGATGGCCGAGCGCCTGCGGTCGCTTAAGGGGCGGGCGATCGTGAGCCTGAACGATCATCCGGAGATCCGGCGAGTGTTCGACGGATTCCATATCGAGACGGTGCCGATCCAGTACACGGTTGGCCTGGAGGCTGCGAGCCGTCATGAGGTGATCATTTCGAGCTGGGACGTCGGCGCCGAGCCGACGGGGTTGTTCTAAGGCGTCGCGCGAGCGGGGAGGCCCGCTCGCGCGATGTCGTTACGCCTGGGCGCGACGGGTTCGAGCGCGGCAGATTGCGACGTTCGCGATCCAGACAAGCAGGCCGCAAACGATGATTGACGCGACCAGTATCGCCAGCATGCCGAGCGTCGGCAGGTCGTCGGGATTCGCAAGCTCTTCGCTGCCGGTTATGTGTAGCAGCACGCGCAGCGCGTGATCCATCCACTCGGGCATGTTTCCAGCTTGGCTGATGATGAGCGTGCCGAGCACCCACCCGCCGGCCAGCGTGACAACGACGTTTAGCGCAATCAGTCCAATCTTCTTCATTTCACATCAACCGTTCCATACGCCTTGAACGTCGACCCCGGCACCGGCAAGTCGGCACCATTTTTCCGGAGATATTCCGCGAGGCGATCGAATGTCGCCGGGTTCGTGACGGTAATGCAGCCTTCGCTTAGGCGAAGCTGCCCCATCGGATGCAGCCGAAACTGGCCGCGCTTGACGTTTCCGACGTAAGTCGAATCTCCCGTCGACGCGTTCCACAGCATGAACCATTTTGTATGGTCGGTGGTGCCAATGCCATATTTTCCGATCGCATCATGAAACCATCCCAAGCGCCCGCCCGACTGACGATCGACGATGTAGTAAGTCCCTTTGGGAATCGGCCCGACTCCTTCGATGCCGGTGGCATCGGGGTTGTCTCGACCGCTCTTGGTGCCTGAAAAAGCCGAAACCATCCCGAAGCCGGGGCAGTTCAACGTCGATGTGGTTTTCCCATTCAAATCAAACGTGCAGCGGATCGGCATCGTTATTCCTTCTTTTTGGGTCTCGGATTCGCGAAGTGTACACGGCGTCGGGCTCCCTCCGGCCCCGCAAAATTTGCAGGTGCGACACTCATTCCCTCGGTATCTGCGGTGGTCGAATTCTGCCTCTAAAGCGTGCGGTAGCAGCCCCATGCTTGGCGAGGCGGGCGCATCTTCTGGCGCTGCGCTCGCTAGCTCAGCGAATTTCGGAATAAACTGCCTTCAGGACTAGGCGCTGTTCAAGCGTTAGGCCGCCACTCGTTCAGTAGAGAAGAACGTTGCCGCCGCACGGCGGCAGCGCACATTCAGGTACCCGATTGGCAACGGCAATCGGGCGCCTGCGATACCAACTAAGAAAATCGTGTTTTCTGACCGCTCAAGTTAATTTGCTTGCTCGACGATTCCGGCCGCCTTCATAAAGGTGACCAGTTTATTTTCTTCGTCAATCGCCCACTCTCTATATTTTGCTTCGTCGTAGCTAGAGCTTCTTAGTAGACTAGCTGAGGTTTCTAGACATTCACTATAAAGCTCTGGCTCCTGGTAGAGCTTCCGATCTAGATCCTGACGTTCTGCGACTCGACGCTGAATTAGTCTTCTCGCACGAAGTTTAATCGCGTCAGGCTGCGGCTCTGGGACGTGGTCGTCCAGCCGGGCCAAGCCGAAATCGTCCGGATGCGGAACCCTGACACGCTTGCAATAAAACCCTAATGACAGCATGTCGCAAGACGGGTCGTTGAGGGAAACGTGGTACTCGTAGTGCGGAAGCATGTCGGCCTGCCAAGCGCGCTCAGCGTGAAGCAACGAGTGCACCACCCAGTTGCTTAGTCCAAGCGCAAACGAGTTGGAATATGCGCTAGTGGAAAGCTTCTCGATATCGATGTGTCCGTCTGTGACGTCGCTTTCCATGACAATGCCAGACGCGAGTAATTCTTGTTTTAGCTCCGGTTTTTCATCCAAGATGTCATTTACGGCATTGACCAGTCGAACCATTGTTTGCTGATCGACCATGTCTTTATTTGATCGAGTCGTAATGAAAAATAGCCAGTCATCTTGTCGATGATTTGCTTGGTGATGCAACAAAGAGAATAGGGCGTTGACGATATTTCCACCTTTAACTCCCGTCGGACTCTCCGCGAACGAACCACACAGATCGATGTTGACGACGTCGAACGATTTTTGAGCAGAAATCACGCGTGCGTAAGCGACTGATTTGTTCACTGCCAACTGTTCAAGGCGATCCTTTACTACCTCAGACGCTGGATCGATGAAAGGTAGGGATCGCACCCGGTTCAAAAGCGCGGCTTCAAGGCCAATTTCGGGATTGTCGTCGCCGCTATTAAGTCCGAGAAATTGTAGCGATACGTTTTTTCCTTCACACACCGGCTGAATGGACCGGACATCCAGAAGATCAGGTCCCGGCAAGCTCAAGTATCGAACGGGTCTTTGTGATGCCGCAAGGTTCAAGTTGTCAATAAGCCTTCCAATACTGTCGGCCCATTGCTTGCTACGCACCCATTGTTTACGGGGTTTGTGCCATGGCAGAAATTGTGTTCGAACCTCGAAATTAACGTGGTCTGTCGATGTAGGGGCGATTCCTTGTTCAAAGCTATCATCCGGATCGCCAAAATTAGCATTGAAATCGTTCAT